GAAGAGTTTAGTAATCGCTATAACTTTGAAGGGAGAGAATAATGTAAAATGGGCAATATTCACGATTGGCAAAATAGTACTTTAAAAACAAAACACTATAAAACATCAAACGGTAAAATAAAAAGCCTAACATGGCCTTATACTGGTGATATAACAAATCCCAAGTATCGTTTAGATAGAGACACATTATTTGCTAAAAGCGGTAATGGTTGGTGGTGGTATAATTACGACTACCAAAATCCTTATAGAATAAGTAAAAAACAGAAACGGAGAAATAAATGACTGTATTCGAAGCTTTAATAGCTGCAGTATTCTTTGCATTGGGTCTAATAGTAGCATGTTTAAGCTACATAATTCCAATGCGAAAGTTAAAAAAATTAGTATATAAACTTAAAGGTCAAGTATACTATTGGTCTAGACAAATGCCTATAAAAAGAAAACCAGGCAGACCACGTAAAATGTCTAATTCATGAAAATAAACCTCAGGAGGTGCTAAATGGCATCAATTACAGCAACAGCCACTGCATTAGGTGGTAACGGACAAGAGATGGAAGGTGATACACCAATAGGAGTAGCAAGAGAACTTGGACTCTCAATGGATCACGTAGAGATATATGTTAACGAAGAGCCTGGAACACAGGGACAACAATTGCACGATGGTGATATAGTATCATTTCAACCTGCAAAAGTATCGTCTGGTATCTCACCAGTTACGATAATCTTCAGAGACTAACATTCTCTAGAAACTGTAAGAATTAGGGTAAATAAATGACTAGTTGGAAACCAATAATGATTTTATTTGCCCTTTTCTTACTTTAACTAATTTAATTAAATCTAACAATAGCAGGAGATACAATGATTAAGATAAATAAATGTATGCCTAATAAGTTAGCTGATGTAATAGACTGTAGAGACATACCAGTAGATTATAAAAATGATAGCTATAAAATTAGAGTACTGCAATTAATGCGTAAATTATTTGGCATTAACAATTGCAAAGATAAAGAACATATAAAAGAGTATAATGCTTCTGAAGAATTATTATGGAAAACAATACAAAATCCAAATAATATATTAGGAATTGTATGCATTGATGGATATTCACGTGAAAATGATAAATCATATAAAAATGATATAGGCATTGTTCTTAATATGGGAATCCCAAAGCTCAGAGCTAGAAGATTTCATGTATTAGATAGAATTTATGCACATATTCATATAGATGGTTCTACAACAAAAGTGAATTTCTATAACTCTCCTTACGATAATGGAGGTGAACAGCAATTTAGTTTTACAAATAAAGTACCTGGTTGGCATCCTCACATAACAAATAGTAACGCATGTTTAGGAAGTTACGCAAATAGATTACAAAGATTCTATGCAATGAAAAATGCATTAATGTATATTAAAACATTAAATCAATTTTTATTAACATGGAATATAAGATCACCATTTTGGTATCTAGAGAGTGGCCCAGCAATAAGAGAATCTTATGATGACAAAGAAACTTTACCAGCTTCAAAATACTTAAATGTTATGAATTTAAATTATGGAGATACAGAGGTAAATGAATTTAAAAGCTTTTGCCAAAAGTATTATAACACTATAGATAATAAAGAAAATATCACTACATATGATAAAATAAATTATTTATCTATAGTATTTAATATTTGTAAAAGAAATTTAAATCATGTCATAGAATTATCAACAGATAATAATAAAGTTCCTCAAATAGAAGAGTTAAGACAAATATACAGTGAATTTGAAGCATATTCTGGATCAAATCATACAGGAAGTATAATAGATACGTCTAGACCTATTCTTAGATTTAATACTCTTAGAAAGTTAGTAGATACTTATCCAATAAGAATGAAACAAAGTATGAAATATACTATGTCAGATATTATTGATGGAAAAGAAAAAATGAATGAGATAAGACTTGTTAAAAAAGTAATACATAATATGTGTAGAATGGCTATAAAAATTTATGACAATTGTACAAGCAGTACAATACACAATGAAATAATTTTTAATGATATTCATGTACATAAAGTAATGCATTTAGTTAACAATTACTTAATACCTTTAAGAGTGTCAATTCAAAATGAATGTGATGAGTTAGTGTTATCTAAAAAAGTGCTCACTAGACCATCGTTTAGAAAACTATCGTTTTATCATAGTGGTAGAGCAACTGAACTTGAGTCTTTTAAAAATAAATACAATCTTAGAGTGACCAGATTACTTAAAATAACAAATAAAATAGCTGAGAAAGGAGTAGATAATGAATTTATAGTTAAATACATAAATAAAGAAATAGAAACATCATTTCTTTATAATATTATAGAAGAAGAATACGAAGTATATTCAGGTGATATACAATCATACATAACAAAAAAAAGAAATGTAATAGAATATGGTGAATGTGGAACATTTTGGCATTGGTTTCATGGTTCTGTAATAGAGCCTGAAACAGAAATGTCTTTAAAATTACTTGGAAGTAATTTACCAACAAATTATGATGAATATATTAGAAATTACAATAACATAGTTAATACTTTGTATGAATTAGAAACAAATGTTGTCATACAAATGCTTAATAAAGCTAAAAAGGAGTTGATAAATGGATTGCAAATTAGTAATACCGAAAAACGTACACAACAAGTACCATTATTTTTTGACTAAATTCAAAGAATTAGAATGGTCAGGCCCAGCTTGGTACGAAATTAAAACAGATAAAGATGGGTTTCCAACTGAATGGAAAATCTTACACTTTCATCCATTAAACTTAGGTGGACATGCAGCTACAGAATGGGAAGCTAAAGACTTAGCTAAAATACTAGGCGAAACATATCGCAAATTCCCAAAGCTTAAAAAAGCATTCATCGGTTTAATACATAGCCATAATACTATGGGAGCTTTCTTATCAGGAACGGATACAAATACATTAGAAGAAATGGCACCTGATAAAAACTTCTACGGCAGCTTAGTTGTTGCTAGTAGTGGTAAAGAACTTGCAGCATTTGGTTTTAGCTGGAAAGATCAATACAAATGTGTACATACACATATACTAGAAGAAGTAGATATAGAAATCACAAATGGATATAATGTAAATCCTGAATGGATTACTATAGCTGATAAGATAGAAAAAGAAAAACCAGTTCCTAAACCAGGTCAACAAATGAGTGTATTGTCTAATAATTCTAAAGGATGGAAACAAAAAGGAATAACACCAAAAGCCTATCAAGAGGTAATAACTATTAATAGGATAAGAGTAATAGATAAATACCCAAACGATGTTCAAACAAAAATGAATACTCTGTTAAACAAACTTGACACAGAAGATATAACAGAAGAAGAGTTTGAAAATAAAGCGTTATCTTTAGGAATGAGCTTGACTGATGTTATAAGTCTTCAAGAGTGTAACGTTGAATATGGTTATGGAGGATACAATGGATTCTACTACTAGATTCTTAAGAAATAAGGATTTAATTCCTCAAGATAAGTTAGATCACATAGGTATTGTTGGATTAGGAGGTATCGGCTCACAGCTGGTACCTCTTTTATCCATTATGGGATTTAAAAAACTAACAGGTTGGGATGATGATTCATTGGAAGAGCATAATCTAAGTACGACTATGTATCCGCAAGGAGCATTAGGTAAACAAAAAGCTGATATAGCTAAAAATGTTTTCGATATGTATAAATCAAGCAGCGAAGAAATGAAAGCTTATGATGATATATATGATGAAGACAGCCCAAGTTTACCTAAAATGATAGTTTGCTTAGATAATATGGAAGATAGGTTAGTAGCTTATCAAAGATGGTTAGAACAAGATAACAGGGAACTGTTTCTTGATTTACGAATGGGAGCAATGGCTATGGAAATAATAACTGTAACTAAAAAAATAGATAAGTATCTAGACTCATGGTTACCTACTCATGAAATACCTCAAGCACCCTGCACAATGAAACATACTATCTTTACAGCATCAATTGTTGGAGGCTTTGGAGTTAACCAAGTGTTCAATGTCGTTGCTAATAAGCCTTACTATGCTTATATTTGGATGGGCTTAACGCCTCTTCAAATTAGAAAAGAACATCTGATAATCTAATAGAAAGAAACAAATGGATATTAAAATTCGTAAAGTATCCACTGATTGGCAGACTTTACCCACTGGGTTGACCTGGTATTTTATTGGGCAACCCAAAACGGGTAAAACAACGTCAGCAAGTCAATGGAGTGACAAAGGAGCTGAAGGAGTATTGTTAATAGATACTGACTTAGGCTCAGATTTCGTTAATAAAGCGAATACAATCACAGTGACAGAACTGAACACACCAACACGACCTAAAATGCTTGATGGTAAACAAATCACAAAAGGAGGTAAGCCTGAAATAGAGGTTGTACCAAATCTTGAGAGAGAATACTATCATCGTATAGGAGATAAAGTTGGTAAACCAATGGAAGTATATTCTATGGTTGAAGTTTATCACTGGTTAAAAGACAACTTTAAAAAGTTGCCTTACGATACTATTGCTATTGACACAATTGATCACATAAATAGATGGATAGAGAAAGAAGTATGTGATGAAAGAGGACAAGCAGCAATGGGTGAAGGCTCTTCATGGGGTGCGGATTGGGCACAAGCAAGAAAAAAGAATCTAGATATAATAAAAAGATTCCAAACCTTGTGTAAATCACTAGGTAAAAATCTAGTGTTAATTTCTCATGCTAAGAGCACAGTGATTACAGACGGTAAAAGTCAATTAGGGCCTGAGCTACCTAGAGGGTTAGCTTATGCAATAACAGCTTCTGCGGATGTAATAGGATACGCTATGGCTAATAAAGATGATGGAGAATTTTATATTTCCTTCCAAGCTTATGATGAGCGAACAGTTGGAAGTAGGCTAAAACCTTTAGCCCAAAAAACTCTCCCATTTAATTATACAAGCGTAATTAATGAAATACTAAAGTACAAAGAAAAAGAATAGGAGCATATATGCCATTTAGAGGTTCTCAAAAAACAACGTCAAATTCTGGTACGCCAAAATGGTTTGGATTCCAAGAAGTTGCATTAACAGATATAGTAGATAAATCATCTGAACATGATAAGTTAGAAGTTTTTCTAAGTATATCTTTCAAAAATAATAACTCACAGTACCCTTTTGATTATGCATTGCTAGGTAATTTCGATAGAGATAGCAATGGTAATATTGAAGGCGAAAATAGTTTATTAAAGAGAATCCTGTACTTTGCAGACGCTATAGATTGGAAAGGTGGAGTCAACAAAAAAGGAGCTTGGGTAGATAATGAAGATAAAATGCTAGAAGATGTAGCAGGATATCTTAATTTAAATCATACTATGGCAAATTACGATGAAGATTCAAACCTCGATTATTACATCTTTACATATAATAGATGGAATAAAAATGCAAATAAAGCCTATCCAACAGTTTGTCCTAAAATTGTAAAGAATAACCCAGCAGGTCGTAAAGACCTTGAGAGTTATATTCAATACATGAAAGCAAACAAGTTTATTGTAGAGCACGTTGATGATTCAGAAGGAGGAGTAACAAGTACAGCCAACACCACAGTTGGTGGTACTCAAACTTCATTTTAATGAATCTCTATCATGAGATAGCAATAGGTAGCCCTCGGCAACGGGGGCTTCTTATTCCTGAAGAACAAATAATAGATGTAATATTAGAACACGGACAGTCAAGAGCTGTATATAAAAGTGTTTATCTATATGACGAAGAAGCTTTAGATTATTTTAAACTTAAAAGAACTTTAAAAGATTTTTTAGGTAAAAGATATATTAAAGATATAATGATTGATATAGATAAAGGACAAAATACAGATGAGCACACACTTAACAAAACAAGAGGAATACTCTTTGAATTAGAAGAGTTAAATGTTCATCCACGCTCATATGACCTATATTTCAGTGGTACTGGATATCATATAATTATTTCAGGTGAAGTATTTAATTTTAAACAAGGAG